CCACATTTGACAGCATTTTGACAGCATGCGGTGGGCATTCTTTTGACATTTATTTTACAAACGGCTTGCATGTGGCCCTCACATGTGTTATACTTTTATCATAGGATATTAAATGTATTCAACTAAAGACAAAGTAATCGACGCCCTTGCTGGCGTTGCGCTGGGCATTGCCTTCCTCATCATGTACATTGCTGCATCATACGCAGATTTGGCGGTGGCTGCGGGCTGATTTAATATATTAAACGTATTTAATGTGTTAGTCTGCGACTTGCGTGTTTTGCGCGCAGGCTTTGCGTCTAGCGTTTTGATTAGGGTTCGCCTTAAAGGGAGAGGATTATGATAGTAGTTTATTTTGAGAGTTCATCGCATTCCGAAGTAGTTGCGACGTTCACCGACGAAGATACATATGCCGCGTGCTTGCCTGCGCTTGAAGCCATGGCCACCGCTGCGCGCATGACCGTCACAGAGTCAGTACAAGACACGGTGGACGAATGAGTCGCCGTCGATATGCTCGCGATTTATTGTCGAGAGTCAAACAAATAATAATATTAAAAGCTGATAGACCTTCAGAAGCGGCATTCAACGTGGTATATTGGGGAGCGGTTAGTGCGTGCTTATACATATACATACTGCAGTATACAGTTACCTTAGCCAGAGATAACATACATGCTGACTGATTCTTGACATATATTTGACAATCACATGTGTTTGACAGTATTTTGACATACATTTATCATTGTCAAGAACATGTTAAAAGTGTCAAAGGGGCCCCCTCCTCCCCCCTACCCCGAATGTATGTCTCGGTCGATTGGCAGTGTGCGGCTGAGGCTAAGTACGTTCGATCGCTACGACCAAAAAATGCGAGATTATGACTTTTAAAAAACCGCGCCTAAAAATTTTGGGATTATACCGCATATATACTACATGGGTGGAGGATCTAGAAAGAACGAGACGGTATTTGTACCAGACCACACTGTTTGGGTATGCCCTATGTGTGACGGCAATATTAGATGGTCGTGTGGGTATACCGGTCACGGGTATGCGTATTGTGAGAATAGTCCAAGCGCAACCCGCATGTTCAAACCCGGTGACAGTCGTAGAATAGACACATGCGATTGGGAAGGATTATGTGAGAGACGCCCCGACGGAAAAGTGGAGATATACTATTATGGCCCTATATAATATATGGGCAGTAAGAGGGACGCTGATCCACCAGTAGTTGGTGGACAGGCTTATAGTGGATCTATAAGTACATTTCAGAAGCCGCGTTGGGCGCGTGGCACAAGGCGTAAGTTCGCGTTGGGAGACTTGGTAACCCTAGCACCAGAGTTCCGGTTTAGCATAGCCAGAGGCGCACCAGACTTTGGTAGATATGTGGGCATCGTTATAGAAACGTTTGCCAATTGTGAGTATTTAGTTGTATGGACTAACCATCCGTTAGTTGTTAGTAAGTTTACAAAGGGATTGTTCAATGGTGACCATTTGCTGTTGGTGGAAAAAGCGACTAAACCGCTCATGGACCGTACGTAGAGAATACTGCGGTGGGGCGTAATACACTGATGCAGTTTGTTGTTGGGGACTTGGTGTATTATATCGGCTATGCTGGTAACCCATATGGATATACCAGCAATGCGCCATTTGTGCAGCATAAGCGTGTGGGCATTGTGGTTAGGGTGGATGATAACATCTATCACACGTACAGCGTATATTGGCTAAAAGACGAAATTGCGTCGAATCATGTTGCAAATCACCTCGAACTGGTGTATAATGTATAATATAGACTATTTACAGTATGCAAGTTTCCAAACAATACATCGTCGTCACTATTAACGAAGCGCTATCTTCAACTGATAAATCCGATATCAAGAAATTAATCGGTACGGAGTTAGATAAGCGTATTAAGCGTGAGTTGAAAAAGCTGCTTGCGGATGAGCTTGCGACTGCACTTAAGTCTAAAGACACCAAAGCGGATATCGGTGAAATTGCTAAGAAGGTCATCAAGAAATTGTACAAAGACCTTTCTTTCCATCATCCATATATCATCGATCGGATTAAGGTTTAAATTGATACTCGACAATAAGCTTATCAATTCGTCGGCCGGCGCCGGTTCTTGGATTAAAGACTCGTATAGACGCGACCGGTCTCTTGGGTTTGTTATGCAAGTCGATGAGCAAACCGGCATGATGTACGTCAATTACCCAAAGCTCGGTAAAGGTGTCTGGGTTCGGTGGGAAAACACCGGTCATTATGTGGTTATTAACAAATAAACGGACTAATTATTGCGCTTTAAGGTGCGGAGAAAAGTGATGAAATACTTGATAGGAATTTTTGTATTGTCTGCATGCGGCGTTTGGGCTGCAAATGTGGATAATACTGCGGTTTCATATGCGACTGACACCAATACGGAAAATTCTACCGAAGAAAAAAATAGCGATGAAAATTTGGCGCGAATAAATCGGCGCGAATCGAGACCAACCTACAATCGACCGGCATATACTGGTGTGGCGCCGGCAATTGCGGATGAGCCTGTGGTCGACCGTTCCCCTATTCCGGCGCTGATTCTTCCAAATAATGTGTGTGTAATTAATACAGATCTGTCGCCTGATCGATCAATTGAGGACCATATTTTAGCCTGCATTCGCGCTCAAGAGATTAGACAGTCGATTCGATAGTAATATTCCCTACTTACTTATGTGGATATTAATTTAGAAATTGGTGACATCGTCGTCGATGTAGCCACCGGCGACATTGGGTTGTTGGTGGATAGATATAGTTTATCTGACGAATTACAAGCTCCGGGCGAAGGTTTAGAGATCAACCTATGGGCTTGGGAAATATATTGGACTGGTTCTAACCCAAGCATCAAAGTCATTAGAACTAGATATCAACCGTATACTGAAGAAGGTTTATGTAATTTAATTAGAACTGGTACCTTTAGAGTAGAAAAACGGAATTAATTGTATTATGGACTTGCAATCTGCGCTAAAAGGTGTTATATTAAAAGTAGGAGATTTAATAGTTGATGAGACTACTGGGTTCGTAGCATTATTAATCGAGCGTGAAAGACGCATCGATATGATATATGATGACATGTATTTTTGGCACGTAAAGTGGATAAAGAATATTGACCGTTATGCGGAAGACCCTACAAATGTCCCGATGTCGACAATAATCGAAGAAGAAGGAATGAAACTTTCAATTGTTGTCGGCATGCTAACACTTTATCCAGCAGACGGAGGGAACCATGAGTTCTAAATGGAATGTTTATAAATTATTTAAAAGTGGCAAGAGAGCAAAAGCCCCGCTACACACTTTTACATATGACGGAGATCAAATAGAGGCAGTTGAACAATTTAACCAACTTGAACTTGAGGGCTTAGTCAAAAGGCACGGTGAAAAAATAAAAAAATTCGAGTTTAGGGTTGTTGATGCTTCCGTAGACCAAGATCGTGTTGAAGTATCGCCCGAGGAGCAGTTTAATTTAGCTCGTGGTGTCGTATTATCAGCCATAATCAGAAGAAAAAATATCAGGACCAAGAGAAGTCTTAGTGGTGGACTTATATATGCTAAGGAAACCGGCTGGAATTGGCAGTGGGCCGCGCTGGAATCTGGAACCAATAAATACGTTGAAGGACTTTCCGAACGATTTAAGACTCATAAGGAAGCAATTGCTTGGATGAAAGAACAGATAGCGACGTCATAGTACCACCGCAAATAGGTGATTTAGTTAGAGTTAAAAGAGATTATTATGTCCCTGACCGGCTTGGAGCACGTCATCCAATATACGGCGTCGTTGTTAATAGTGACTTAATAGTCAACAGTCCGACAGGTAATTGGATCCAAACAAAAATGTTTCCCGAAGTTGCGGTATATCTATTAAAAACAGGGGAAGTTATTCCATTATTGGTGTCCGGGGTGGAAATAATTTCAAATTGCAATGCGCGTCCCTAATTAATAACGAGGGACTCTCTTGCAAAAAATAATTACATCGCTTTGCCACGCTGCCATTGGCGTAAATATCGGAATCTTTATTGTCGGTATTGTTTATGGTTCGACTGGCTTAGCCTTCTTATCGGTGATTAATATTGCGTTATTGGGTACTCGATTCTTAGTTTTTAAAGGAGAGACCCAAAAATGAAAAAAATATTACTGTGTGTATTGGCACTATTATCTACTGTAACGTCGGCGTCACCGGTACCGGCACAAACTATTAACCCTAATGTAACAACACAAATAAGTAATTCGCTTAGCGCAAACGAAAGAAGAGTCAGAAATGCTTCGGTTAGAGTAGTTTCAGGCAGAGGGCATGGTACCGGCGGACTTATTAATTATAAGGGACTACAATTAGTCTTGACCGCTCACCATGTGGCAGATGGTGAAATTGGAGGGGCGTATTTAATTACTTCAGAGACCGAACGCAGGATGGCAGTATTAATATATAAAGATCCTCTACATGATATGTCTTTATTATATTTGCCAAGCGAGTTTGACCATTCTAACGCTATGCGATGGAGGCCACGAACTGAATTAATAGATATAGGACAGACAATTGCATATTCCGGATATCCCTCATGGCACAGTTTATTAAGCTTTAGAGGACACGTCGCAGGTTTCGAGACTCATCCAGAAGCAGGGCGCCAAATTATTCTACAGACCTATGGTTGGTTCGGTTGTAGTGGATCAGTTATCTATGACGATGACGGTAAAATTATAGGAGTACTTTGGGCAGTTGATATCGAGCGACCGGCCGGAGTGCCGCAGGTACAGGAAAACATGATTTGGGTTTCTCCGATACAA